GGCGGGGCTGACGGAAGCGGATGCCGAGGATGCGCGGATCGAGTACGAACGCCGGTACGAGGAGTATTGGTATGTTAAATACCTGACCCCGCAGGGGGTATGTCTGCTCGAAATGGAGACCCCTTACAAGCACCAGCAGCATCCGTATGTATTTGCGGCTATGCCGATTGTGGACGGGTTGGCGAAACCGCTGCTGTCGGACCTGATCGACATTCAGCGCAATATCAACCGGCAGCGAACCATGCTCGACGCGATCATCGCCGGAAGCGCGAAAAACACGCTGTTCATCGCCGAGGAGCAGATACCCGCAGACCTGACCCTGGAAGATTATGCCGAGCAGATCGAGCGAATCAACGGCGTGGTGAGATACAAAGCGAAGGCTGGCGTGCCGCTGCCGGAATATCTGTCGCGGAACTCGACGAATATCGGCGTCTGGGAGATACTGAATTTCGATATGCAGCAGGCCAAGGAGATCGCCGGACTGACAGGGGCTTTGCAGGGGCAGGTCGCAAAAGCGGGGACACCTTCATCGCTGTATGCCCAGCAGGCGCAGAACGCCCTGTTGAATTTCGTGCTTCTGTTCGATCGCTTCAACGAATTTGGTCGCAAGCGCGACGATAAGCTGCTGAAAGTGCTGATCCAGTACTACGACAAGCGGCGTCACCTGTCCGTGTCCGGGCAGACATACAGCGACGCGGCAGCGGAATACATTCCCGAGAAGGCGCAGGCTATTGCCGACAACTACGCGCTGGTGATCGCGCAGGCCGCGGATGCACCGGTGTTCCGCCAGCGGATCGACGACTACCTGATGGAGTTCGTGAAGCTGGGGTTGCCGTTCGATCTGTTTCTCGAAAACACTACGCTGCCCTTCGGCAAAAAACTCGCCGCGCAGATCAAGTCGCTCCGTCAGCAGCAGGAGCAGGGGCAGCAGCTCGATCCGGAGGCGATGGCGCAAGTGCAGTCAGAAGCCTCACAGAGGGCGAATCCGCAGGCTACGGCATTGCTGGCGCGGATGTTCGGGGCGCAATCTTCCGGGCAAGTGCCCGGGATGCCGAACAAGCCCGCGGCATAGGTCAGAAATTTGCATGTGTGCGAACCTCGGTCCTTTTAGACCGGGGTTTTTCGTTGAGGGGAATTTCAACGGGCGGGTCCATGACCGACGAGACTTTCAGGCCGATGGCAGTTGCCATGTAAATATCGTCGTGGAACTTGTCCACGGCGCCGTAGGAACCGTCGGCCTTCTGTTCGTAAGTCATGGCCTCGTCGAGTGCGCGGAGGTCGTTTTCGGCGTAAAGCTGGTCGCGGAAACGCCGCTGCATCTGCGTAACCAGGTCGTCCTTCGTCGCTTTGTTGGTGTGGAAGCCGTACCGGGGCGGCACGCCCTCGCGGACTTTCGTGGGGTCGTCGCGCGAATAGATGTTGTCGTAAACGTCCACGATCTCGTCGAGGATCGTGTAGAAAAAATCGCTGTCCTCGGGTTTGTGTTTCTTGATGGAGTTGAACTCCGGGACGAAGAGCGCGTGGTTGTAGAACTCGGCCAGCTGCACGGCTTTCCAGATAGCGAGGTCCTGGTCCATGTGGAACCGCCATGTGCCGATGCACTCTTCGTCGCCGCCGAAGAGTTTCATGTAGCGGTCGATCACGCGAATCACGGTCCAGTCGGCATCGTCGCTTTTGCCGCCGATGTCCATCGAGACGACGTAACGGTTGGCGACATGGCGGCTCTTGTCGGGAAGCGCCCACAGCCACAGCGTGCCCTGCGGGTTCGGAACGAAGGTCAGGGAATCGTCGATGGACTGCGGGCCGTAGGCGGCGTCGGCGATCAGTTCGCCCCGGTGGATCGGGTCGCAGCATTGGGCCGTCATTCGCTGGATGTCGTTCGGGTTATGGACATTGCGGCCCGTAGTGGCGAATGCCTCGGTAGGGGTGGAGGGATATTCGCATCGCATACGCCAGTCGGAAGGCATGGTGCGGCGTTTCTGACGATACCAGTTCAGACCTTCGAGCGTCGCCCCGAGGTTGAAATAATAAATTTCCTCTTCGGTCATGCTGCGCACAAAGTCGGACTTTTCCTGCTCGGTACGGAAACGGCGGTAGTAGAGGTCGATCTCGAACCAGGCGACAAAGACGGGTTTAAAGCCGTTTTCACCTTTCTCCGCTTTAATCCAGGTATCGTGAAAATAGTTGCCGACGCCCTTTGCCGTGCTTTCCAGCACGACGCTGGTGTAGGGATCGTCGGGGATGGAACCGACGACGCTCTGGATTACGTCGGCGGCCTTGCGCTTGGGGGTGTCCTCCCACAGTCCGACCTCGGTGCAATGGGCCAGTTTCAGGTCGTCGGAGCGCAGCGCCTCGGGATTCTGCACCGAGCCAATCGAGACGACGGCCCCGCGTTCCTCCAGCTGCCGGTTGGACTGCGAACCCTCGAAATTCTGGAAACGGACCGGGAACACCTCTTTCGGGTGGTATTGCGCCATGCGCGAATACATGGCCCGCACGTTGCGTGCCTGGTCCTTCTGATGGGCGACGATGCAGCTGTTCCAGTTGATGCGGTGGAATAGCTGAATCCACGCATAGAAAAGCTGGACGAGGGTGGAACCGCCCCACTGGCGGGCTTTGAGGACGATCACGCGGATCGGCTCCCCGGCGAAAAGGGCCGCAATCAACTCGTTGAGTAATTTTAACTGCGGCCGCCGCAGAACGAAGAGGATGATTTTCCCCGATTTCTTGTCTTTGATCCGGGCGCACGTCGCCGCCCAGTATTCGAAATCGTAATTGATGCGCTCGCCGTTGAGGAAATCGCAGCACTTGTCGAACGACAGACCGTTCCGTGCGGCGAAGGCCGCAAGCGACCCGGCCTCGGCGATCTGTTGGAAAACGGGCGTCCGGTAGAGGTAGTCGGGAACGAGGATGAAACGCTCGGTGTCGATCCGCAGTTTCTCGCGCGGGATGGGGGAGCCGGCCCCCGTAAGCGGGTCGTATTTTTCGAAAAGGCGGCGGTTATGGTCGTCGTTCTCCCGGAGCACCTGCCGGATGCCCTCGGGGGTTCTAACCTCGGTTATCACTTTCCCGCAAACAGCTGTTTATTATTTTCTGAATGTATTTCGGAGCCATCGGCGGAATCATGTCCCGTGCGATGATCCGGGCATAGTAGAGCTTGCCGATATGCTCTGCACGAAGGGAATTCTCGCTCTTTTCCTTTTTCAGCAGTTCGAGGTATTTCCGGTAAATCTCCCGGTGCTTGTTGCGAATGAACTCCTGACGTGTCTGCGGTTCCTGCCTTATATCCATTGTCCGTGGAATTTTTTTGTGCTTTCGTAGCAAAAGTAAGTGATTTAATTTACTTATCAAAAATATAGTAAATAATTACATTTACAACGAAAAGTTATTGAACTCGTTTTTTCGACTTAAAAACAGACAAAAAGATGGCAAAGAAAGACGACAAAGAGCAGCAGGTTCCAGAAACAGATATTTTGGAAGCCGCAGCAACAGCAGCAAAGGAGGCTGACGAAGCAACGCCGGTTCCGGCAACGGAACGTCCGGCGGGACGGGTTCGGGCTTTTATGCTCGCAAAATTCCCCGATCGACCCTGGGAGGACGATGCGGAACTGGAAAACGGTGTGGCCGACTGGTTGGAGGAGGCCGACAAGTCGCTGGCGGATTACCGGACGGCTGACGAGAAAATCCGTAGCATCGCGGAAAAATATCCCGAGATCATGGCGATTGCCGATGACCTGGCGAAGAATCCAGGGATGCCTCTCGGAGTGGCGATCCGACGCAATATCGACGAGGACGAGTTGGAAGTCGGGGAGGACGATCCGGGTTTCGAGCAACTGCGCAAATCCCGGGAAGAACGTGCGTCGCGCCGTAAGGCCCGCGAGGAGTATCAGCAGCAACTCGACCGGAATCTGGAAGCAAGCCGTGAGATTGTGGAAAAGTATCTTGCCGACAACGAAATGTCGGAGGAGGAGGCCGCAGCGCTCGGCAAGTACGTGGACGACATCATGGAGGCGTATCTGGACGGGCGGCTGACCGTGGATGTGCTCAACATGTTCCGCAACGCCATGAACTATTCGAAAGACGTGGCCGATGCCCGTGAGGTCGGAAAGGTCGAAGGGATGAATGCCAATATCGACGCCGAACGGCAGCGTAGACAGGAGGCGACGGACGGGTTGCCAGGTCCTGGAAGCTCGACGGGGCAGATCGCACCGCCCGCACCGGCGGAGCCAAGCGACATGATCGACGAGATACTGAAACGGAACGAACGGCGGTACAACATGCTGAAGTAATCACAAGAAAAAATACAACAGAAAATCAAACTTTCAAACAGATCAGAACATGAAAA